AGGCTTTCACATCATTTTTAAGAGCCGCCATAATTCACCATTCGTCCAGGTCAGTCCAGGTAATCAAGCCAGTTTCAGCAAGCAGGTTCCACATGCTCTGGCGATATCAATATGAGCCACTTCCGCAGGCCTGTTCGCAGCGTCCACCAACTGCTGCACATCGTGACTGGCACCATAGCGGCGAACAACGCCCACGAACTCTTCCACATCGTGGCCGCGTAGTTTCAGTTTGGGTAATCCACTGTCCCGGTAGAACTTAGGCGCCCCGAACTCATCGGTTTCCTGTGCGATGTGGTACAGCTCATGTTCCACCAGCGCGCAGAAATCCAGATCTGAACATTGGGCGCAGTAATCAGCGGCCAGGGTGATGATGAAATCCGGGATGTGACCGAACCACTCATGCATCTGCTGTTCCATTCGGGCTTTTTGCCAACCACCAGCACGCATCATTACCTCTTCGGCCTGACCGAGAACCGTTCGCCCCTTTTTGCTGAATGCAGTCGCCGCCCACAGGAACGCTATATCAGCATCAGCGAGATGTGCATGGTCAGGGTTATGAAGATGTCCGGAATCGGCGATGATTTGTTCCTGCACCCACTGCCATACACCATCGGCAGGAGCCAACCGAATGTACGGCGCGAACTCTTCAACGAATGCGGGTGATGGCAGCGGGCGGCGATCGTCTTCATTCGCCATGGTTCTCTTCCTGTAGTTAAAGCCATTAAAAAAGCCACCCTGTTAGAGGTGGCCTTTGTGATGGCAATAAAAAAGCCACCAGCTGATGCCAGTGGCTTAATTCTGGTGTGATGGCTACTTCCCAAAATTAATTATGAATTTCTCACACCCCTTCTCGGCATCTTCGAGAGAACGCGCAATTTTGAAGCCGTATTCATCGTGAGTTAAGACCCAAAAACTATCTCTGGTTTTCTGATAAATGTCGGCGTAAAAGAATCGATTCTCATCCTGAAAAATTTCAAACTTAAACCGACCCTCAGTTGGGTGTTGTATCACTATGGTTTTCAGCAGTGTCGTGTATGCCATTCTTAATTTCCCACTAAAAAGAATAGTCATTAACGTAACACTATCAACGCTCGAGTTCCTGCATTATCACAGGCACTCAGTGAATGCCTGCTGTAATGCCTGCCACTCAATCTGCGGGCTGAATATCAATGAAGTACTCTTTGCCCTGTTCGAACTGTCCGAATGCTGCGGGGTTCGATACAACCATTTGAAGCTGACCGCTCGGGGTGTACTTCGACCAACTTTCGTTCTCTACGCTGCCAGTAGTGACAGCCCCCAAAGTTACGACAGCAGATGAATGGTCAGGAGATTTCTGGATTGAAGTGCAATGGAACTTCGCACGTACGGTCATGTTAACCTCTTTGGTTTTGGCAAAAAAAAGCCGCTCGGACAGAGCGGCAAAAACAATTACCAGGGAATAATGATGGAGCGTGGATGTCAAAACTATAGCGGACAAGCAGTTCAGGATATTAAACCAGGATATTTCCGAGAGAATATATTTGTGATTATTAGCAGACTCCGTGTCGTAACGAGTGTTTTGAGAACCTATGCAATTGCACCCCTCAGGAGAAGATCGGATTTCCCTCTCCTGAGGGATTTTTTTTATCTCAAACACTGCTCACGCACATATACTTGCAGGCCCGTCAGTTGTTTTGTGACGGTTTCGATTCGCTTTCTGAGGGTGAAATAATTCCGTTCAGCGGCGTCAGTAAGTCCGGGGGCGGTGCCATCATCCATGCCGGTGGCGCTGGCCGCTCCGTTCGCGGGACATCTGGCGGAGATTTGCAGCCGCTTACGCCCAGCAGCAACATCACGCTCAAGCTGATTAATGTTTTCCCGGGCATCTGCCAGCTCCTTCGTATATTGCGCATCAAGTGCCGCAACGTCTCGCTGGCGCACCTGCATGTCGTTGATGGTGGCATTCGCGAGACTGAGCGCCTGTGTTTTCTCGTCACGCTGCTTTTTGTACTCAATGGCGTTATCCCGGTACCGGTTGACCAGAAAGGCCAGCGCTCCAGTCAGCATCAGCACCACCAGCGAAAGCCAGTATTTACGCAGGAGTTTTTCAATCATAACAAAGCCGCTCGCGCCCGGTTATATCGCTGTCGGCGGTCTTCAATGCCGTTCTGACCACCATTAATAATCTGCGTGACGCGGTCCAGGTCGCCGGAGTAAAGCAGACAACCGCTGGTGGCAAAGAACCATGCCGCTGAACGCGCCGCGTTACGGTCCTGCTCCAGCAGCTCAGGGCTGGTGACCAGATCGAGTTTCAGCGCGGTACCGCATTTTGTGTAATTTGCCTGACCGGTGATCTGAATCAGGCCGCGGCCGCGATATTTCCAGCCATCACCAGCTGCTTTGTTGCCCAGGCGTTTGCTGTACACCAGATTGGCAATAGCGCGCTGGCGTTCCAGTGGTAACACCTTTTCATACGAGCGACGACCCAGCGCGTTTGCCTGGTCCTGAGTAAGTCGCCCGGCACGGACGAAATCGGCGAGGCCTACCACGCTGTAGTTCATGCTCTCCACCAGCCGGGAGAAACTCACGGACTCGTGTCCGGTCTGGGCGATAAACATCGCCTGATCAGTCGGTGCAGTGATGCCGAATTCTTTCATCGCCGCATCGATGTGCGGAAACCAGCGCGCAGCTAATCCGGCGCTTATACCAGCCGCCTGCTGAAATTGTGATTGTTTCATTCCGGCCTCAGAACATGGAAGATTCGCGCGACGTTGCCCCGGGCGCGGAACACGGCGGCGCAGATGATTAAGTTGATGGCGACAGTTGCCCAGTGGGTATGCAGATATGAATCGAACAGGTACCGGAACGGTACAGACGCATACGCCAGAATTATCAGATAGGCCAGCCATGACGCCCACGGGTTATGTTTCCCACCTGGCTTACGGAACATCATCAGGCGCAGAACAATGGCGGCACATGCCACCACGTTGGTCAGCACCAGCGGATCGTTAGTTACCATTGGTTCCCCCTCTCCAGCGTGCCAGCAGCTTTAGCGGGTCCTGTTCACTGAAAAACGTCAGTGTCTTGATAGCGACGGCAGACAGAATCACCGCGCCGAGCGCATCCAGTGGCTTATCCGCATAGCCGGTTATGCTCGCCAGCCACGAACCCACCAGCCCGGAACCATAGACACCGGCGAAATACGACACGACGAAATACGCGGAACGGCGAAAAATCGTCAGGTCGGCAGCGGTGGCCACGTAAAACACGGCCCCGGCAAACGCGCCGAACACCACGCCGTAATCCGTGCCGGTGAGTAGTCCATAAATGCTGGCACCAGTCAGCGCGCTACCGGCGGCCGCGGTACCGGAAAAAGGTTCGGACATTACGCCCCCTCGTTAGTGGTGAGTCCTCTCAGGAATGAGGGGAAATAAAAAAGGCCCACCGAAGTGGGCCCTGTGGCGGATGCCATCCCGCTGCGTTTGGAGTTTGTATAAAGCATGAGCCGATTAACTCGTTATTCGGCTCACAAAATGATCCGAATTTTGTTGCGGATTTGAGACATAAAAAAGCCAGCTATATAAGCTGGCCTTGATTTTGCGAAATAATAAAAATTATGTGTAAGTCATTGTCCTGCATGCCATATCATTGTTGAACCATTATGGTTCTCGATGATTTTGACTGCAGTACTGCTTCCAAAAGTATGCATATAGCTATGATGAACGGTTAGAACTAAATCTTGCAGTTCCTGCTCATCTTCTAACGCTTTGATTTTAAGACCTATCTCCCTAGCTTTATCCATGTGGATATGCCTAGCGTGAGCATAGGTAGTAGAATGATCGTTAAGCCGCCCGCAAATTAACTCGGCCTTTCGCTTGGCGTCGGCTTCTTCAGAAAGCATACCTGAAATAAGCCATTCTGAAACAATCTCGCTTGCCCACTTGATAGCTTTTTCACACTCACCGATAAAAGTGGGGTGTAACTTTTGGAGTGTAAAAGACCAAAAAGGAATGGTTCTCTGATCGACCATCATTTCCTGCTTGGCTTTTTCAACCTCCTCGAGAATTCCATGAGCAGGTAGCCCGCCCATCTGCGGATCAAATGGACCAATATTTGATTGCTTGCCCATAACAATTTCTTTCGCACAACATGCCAGCATGGTTCCAGCTGACATTGCCATCATGGGTACAAAAGCACGAATATCAGTACCAAATTTTGCACGCAGGTACTGACCAAGCGACTCCAATGCGGCTATCTCACCGCCCGGGGTATGGATAAGGATATCAAGCCCCTTTGTCGGATCCATTCCGTTAATAGCAGTCATGAAACCGTTTTTGTCATCATCTGTCATAGATACGAGATGACCAATATTGGCAGTGTTTTTCTGTAACCATCCAGAGTAATAACAGATCACGTTACGCCCTGTGTAGTCTGCCAAGCTCTTAATGTACTTCTTCCTAACTGCGTCCAGTGGGTTGCTATTCTGCTCAAGGATTGTCATCTCGCTCAGAACTTCATTCCAGTTTGGCATAATCTCCCTTAATAACTATAAAGGCTGTTATTATTAGTTTTACTACCTTTATTGTTACTACTAGACGAGTAAGTAACGCCGCTATACTCAACGGTTGCATGACTTGCGCCAATAATCCGTTGAGTAAATTCGAAATGAGACTCATTCTTATCGTAATGAGCTGGAGTAATCCCGTATTTTTCGTACAGTTCGACAGTATTCATCTTATTCCCCCCGATCCACTATATATAGTGTGAATCGCATCCAGCGTACACAACATGTTGTGACGTTAAATTAGACATAACAGCATAAAATATTACGCATCCCTATTATTGAAGGGATACCTATTAGTTACTGCTAACTATGGGAGTTATCCACAAGTTTTGCAACTAACAAGATCTCGTTTTGCGGAGATTTAAGAAATTTTAATGCTATTGAACATGTCGAAGGGAAAAATAAACCCGCACGGCGGCGGGTTTGTTAACGTTGAACATACAATGCCCATCGTTGGAAAAATCCTAACCAGATTTTCCGTATTTTGCAAGCATTGCGTTTCGATAATTCATAAACATGCTTCTATCTTGTGACTTTGCGCAAAAGTCTCCCGGCGTAAGCCTCTTCTTGCCAGCACTTCGTTACCAGTTTATCAATCACGTCGGCATAGCCGCTGTACCACTGATGCTTGGTCAGATCGGGCACTAACTGCTCTACAACCGTGCGGGCAAGGCTGGTGGGAACGCGGCTGAAGCGGTGGCCATTACAGCGACCGCATACCTTTTGCACGGGCACGCCCAGCAGTTTGGTGCGTTTTTCATCAAGAACGGTACCTTTACCTTTACAGCCACGGCAGGCGGTACTGACCTCCCCTTTCCCGTTGCAATAGTCGCAATTAACCTTCTCGATGCTTTTAACCTCTGTCCAGCGCTCCCAGTCTGATGGGCGAACGGCGCGGGATTTGCTGGCCCAGTAAGGCGCTTTTCCCCAGGGGTAGGTAACTTTTCGCGTCACACTCTCAATGGAGACCTGTCCCGCTCCTTCGCATTGAGGACAAGTCGATTTACTTGCCGCCGAACGTGAATAGTCTGCGTAGGCAAACCTGACCAGGCAACTGACGATCTCACGGCGCGCTTCGTCGCTCAGCTTATTCAACACCGGATTTTTTAACGCTAACGCGTAATTCATCAGCCCTTCGATAGCTGGTTGCGGATCCTGAATGCCCATCTTCGCCAGGAAGAGGTTAAACCCTAACGGGGCTTCGGCCTGCACCATGCCCTGGGCAGCCATAACATCGGTAATGGATAGTGCATCACCACCAGTAGCTGGAGCTTCATCATTCAGCTTTGGGGATTTTGGCGAATAGTACTTCGGTAATGACTCCAGATTCATCCGGCAATCCTCATTGCTGTTTTAATGTAATTCCTCAATATGCGGTAATCCATTACAACCGATCCTCGAAAGCGGTAAATCCTCAGGCGTTGCCAGCGGAGGCGGAAAACGTCCATTTTGTAGTTTTCTCTGCTCACCACTTTCCCCCTCTCGTTTCGAACCAGTCCAGGACGTACCCGATGACCAGCAGGGCGGCCCAGCCAATCTGGTAATAATTTTCGGTAGTCACGCGGCCTCCTGCTGTTTTAGTACTTTGAGATTTGCGCGGTACTCATCGCGGATCCGGATGTAGTCGCCGCGCTTCCATTTCGGTAATTCGTGCGGGCCCATCAGGGCATCAAAGCGGGCCTGGCCGATTTTGGCGATTAGCGCCGGACGGTAGGCAGTCAGGTTGCCGGAGAGGTGGTTATTACAGACCGAACACTGCTTATGGCAGTTGTCTTCGTCAAAGCGCAGCTCCGGATTCGCGCCGGTCGTGCGGAAATGCCCGGCATGATATTGCCCGTCGTGATGCCGCCCGCAGCTGATACAAGGGAGATGTCGATCGCGGTACCGGATGAATTCGTTAAAAGCCTGCTGGGCCTGTTTGATGAAATAGCTGAGCGGCTTAACTGCCTGTCGCCGTTCCGCCTGGCGTGCCCGCTGCTCTTTCTCCTCTTCGCGCTGGCGCTTCTTCTCAGCACGCATAACATCGGCCCGGCTCTTTGCAGTCTGCTCTTTGCCTACAGCGCAGGCGCATTCGTAGCAGCAAACAACCTGCCCATCACATACCGGGTGAAACCACTCCCTGCAGTGGATGCATTTTCGACGAGGTTTTTTAGCCATGCTCACCCCGCAAAATTCATCAACTGCGCGGCGGCGTTCTCGGCCTCACGCTGGTCGCGAAACACGCGGGACAATATCCAGCGCCAGAGCACATCCAGAGCGGCACGGTAGAGTTGCTGGAACTCGGTTTCGTCCATGCTCGCGAAAGAAATGCTGCGGGGATGTTTGCGAAGGGTACCGTCGGGCAGTTGGATAGTGTCGAAATGCCCGGCCTCGATAGTTACCCAGGCACGATACGCATCAAAGGATTTGCAGAGGCTGATGCCGTTAGTTATGCGGCGGCTGGCCACCTGTTCCAGATACTGCTCAGCGGCATCCATCAGCGCGCTTTCGTTACCGCCAAACGCGGCAAGGTATCTGGCGTAACCGTTAACCAGCCTGCGTTCGTTGGAAGATATCGCGCCGCCTGTCGGTTCCCAGTACTCGAAACCAAGATTAAGTAGCGCGAAAAACTTACGGTGAAAGGCCGGGTTACGTAGCTGGCGAAACTCGGCTTCGAGTACCGCACCGAGCTTACATTTTGAATGCAGAAAATCGCTGGTCTCGGGCGTAGCCGGGATCAGGATTCCTGATGATTGCTTGATTAATTGCAAGTGCGCCATGGTGTTCACTCCGTGGCGCATAATTGTCAGGTTACTGGGTGTTCAGGCCAGTTCGATAATTATGATTATGGAAATAGTATTAAGTCAATCCTTAGAGATCATCTCACTCACAACTTCCAACAATGTCTCTTTTGACCAATAATAATCATCACTCGTTAATTTTCTGTAAGTTACTGAACCGTTTTTCGTTGAGATGATGTATCGATCTTCTTTTTTTAGCCCGAAAGACATTACTTCACTTCCTTTCTCATCGGTAATTGTCACCCGAAAATTGTCAGCGAGAGCTAATTGAGCTACATCTGCCACTTAATTCCCCCTGAGCGACATACAGACGCATTTGTCGGAAATTCAGCAGCCGCGCAAAGGTGATTTATCTTTTTCATATGATGCAGGCTGCAATAAAGAACACTCAGTAAAACCACTCGTCAGCACTTTCCCAGGTTTCCTGCAGAATATTTGCGATCTCGTCTTTATCGCCACCGATAACATTGAGCCCGTCATTTTGTGCCCGACGAATGGTCAGCTTGCACCCTTCGTAGCGCTTGTTTAATCGTTTTAAAAGTTCGTTTTCCAGCGCCGGGATCGCGCCATCAGGCAGTTTTTTTGTACGTTCGATAGTGACTTCAACCTTCATGATCATCCCTCTCATAAAAATACTGTATAAATAAACAGTACACCCATACGGGAGAATGATCAACTTGATAAACGCACAAATTGCGACACAGGTTTGAAAAGTTAAGTTGTTGTAAACTATTGAATAAAAAAGCCCCGCTAATGCGAGGCTGTATTCGTTGCTGATTCAGGCATCACTCACCGCCCGGGTTCATCTTGCGAATCTCAAACGGGTGAACAGGGATGGCTTTCATTTCACCCTCATCCAGCGCTGTAAGTTGTGCAGAAACCAGTTTGGCTTCCCACTCGTTCAGAACGCGAAGATAACCCTGACCGGTTGCTGCGTCGGTGAATACCAGCGCCGCGTTAGTCAATTCAACTGTGTGCATCATTCAGCCTCCTGCTTCGGTGCGTCGGGGTATGCGCTGCCTTCCTGTCCAGGTTCATTACTTCCGGTGCAAGGATTCCTGTGGTCATTGGCGTGAGGGCAGCGCTTGTTTCCACATTCAGGGCACACGACGAATCGCATATCGGTCATCGTTACCGGGCGGCAGGT